AATACAAACTGTTCTACTATTTGCATCTTGTATATGTCTTTCAATTATAGCTTCAGCGAAAAAATGTGATTTACCGGATGCTCGACCACCTTTAGCACCTTTATAACGATGGTCACTTGTTATTATAGGAAGCACCCATCTTGGCGTTTTAATCTGTAGGGTCGACAATTATTCGCTCTATCTTTGTAGGTGTCATTGATCCATCAGGCGAGGTATGTTCTACAGCAGTAGTATCTTTCCACCCAGCTTGAGTTTTTAAATAGAAGACTTGCGCTCCTAAATCGCCATTTTGTGCTTTATTTATTAAATTAGATGCAATATTACCTACAGCTTTTGCTCTTCCCTTTTTATAGCGTTCGGAAATATCTGGCTCTCGTTCCATTATTGCATAAAATGTTGTTCTACCGATACCAAAATAATCAGCAATTTGATCTGTTGATAAAACAGCCGCTAATGTTTCTAATTCCCTTTTTTGGTCGTCAGTTAATACTTTTAAAGGTCTGCCACTTTCTCCATTAGCCATTGTTAAATTTAACTCCTGTTTCTGCGTGAATTGCTTGTTTACCAGTAAATTCTTCCCACCGTTGAACAATAACATCGACATACTTCTCATCTAACTCCATCAAGCGAGCATTACGCCCTGTCTTTTCAGCGGCTATCAGTGTGCTTCCAGAGCCACCAAACAGATCAAGAACGCTGTCTCCAGCTTTACTGCTATTGATCAAGGCACGTTCAATAAGCTCGACTGGCTTCTGAGTTGGATGCACGTAGTCTCCTGTTGCACCTCTGCTCATATACCAGACATCGCTCTGGCTTTTATCACCCTGCCAGACACCGCCTTTGCAATAGAAGATAAACTCATGTTGAGGACGATAATTGGCATTGCCTAGACCGATGCTTTTCTTGTCCCAGACAATGCAGTTACTCACTGACAAACCGCACTCATTTAAAGCGTTTTCAAATTCCTTATAAGTTCGCCAAGTAAAGCATACATAAAAAGCCGCACCAGCTTTGCTAGTAGTTTTAGCAGTAGCTAATGCGTCCCTAACTAAACCAATTAAGTTGTCGCCCTGCAGATCATCACCTTTAATCATGCCATGAGCTTTAATTAGGACGCCGCCTTTTTTATTTAATGCATCATCACCGCGCGCTCTTCCACCACCATAGCTCATGCCGTATGGTGGATCGGTAAATACCAGATCAGCCTTTAAACCATTCATTAGTTTATCAACCGCATCAATGTTTGTACTATCACCACACATTAATCTGTGATTATTAAGTAACCAAACATCACCCTCAATTGTTACAGGATTAATTGGTGCTTCAGGAACAGCGTCTTCATCAGTTAAACCTATGACCTCATCATCGGGAAATAACTCTGACAATTCATCTAAATTAAAACCAGTTAAATTTATATCAAAATCTAAGTCCTTTAAATTATCTATCTCCACCTTTAACATTTCATTATCCCAACCAGCATTTAACGCTAACTTATTGTCAGCAATAACGTATGCTTTCTTTTGTGCCTCTGTCCAATCTTCAGCAACCATTACAGGGACTTCTTTTATATCTAATTTTTGAGCCGCTAATAAACGACCATGCCCTGCTATTATTTCATTATCTTCATCAACTAATATTGGTGTAGTAAAACCCCATTCTTTAATGCTTGCCGCTATTTGCCCAATTTGTTCTTCGCTGTGAGTTCGACTATTTCTTGCATATGGTATTAATTTATCTGTTGATTTACGTTCAATTTTATCACTAGGCCATTTATTCATTGTATTCTCCCTTATAACCGACCAGCAACTACCGAGGGAGGTTCGGAGTTACTGATCAGGAAAGCTATTTTTTATGCTCTCATTTTGCCTGTATCATAATTTAACTTCATGCGCTAACGCTAAATAACCAACTGCATCTCGTTTATTATCCATTTTAGATTTATGTGCTTCTCTTGCCAGTTTTACAAATACCATAAACATACAAACATCTTCGGCAGTGAATTCAATTCCTTTGTAAGCCGAAAACATAATTGCAGTCCGTTTAAAGTTTGTTTTAGGTTCCCCATATTCTTTACGTCTTTTATGACTAACTAAATTATTAGCAGAGTTTAAGATATCTGATGAGGATTGAATATCATTATCAATCATTTATTAAACCTTTTACTTGATCCAAATACTTCCTTCATAATTTTATCCGCTGATTTTCTTCGTTTTTCCATATCAACTGTAACTGCAATAGGTAATGGCTCAACTTTTTTATTTGCTACCATATTTTTCCTACGGTTGTTTATTATTCGCTCTCTTATTATTCCCTCATGTGGCTTTCGACGGGGTTCTTCATTTAGGTGTTCAACAAACGCTTCATCTATTTCACGCTGACTAAAATTCTCTAACGCCTTCATCCAACCTAACATCATTTCATATTTTATTTCATCTTTTACAGGTTGAACAAAATATTTATTTAATAATGCTTCGGCTTTTAATGCTATCCACATTCGATGCTTTTCTAACTCTTGTGAGTTTAATTGTTTAGATAATAAATTATACACTGCTTTTCTCCCTTGCCGCTCTTGCCATTAAGTTAATAAAATTATCACTTTTATTGCTATTAAATTTTAAACTATTCCTCAACCACGTTCGCCAAGCCGCATCCCAACACTTAAACGATGAACCTTTACTTATATGATAATCTTTAAATTGATCGCCATTTTCATAATATTGTGACTGAGAAAACCCCATCTTTATAGCATCATCAATGTTTTTATCTGATAAAACCCAATTAACAGGAATTGTTGATGATTTCTTTTTGCCTATATTACTAATACTTACTGGTTCAGTTACTATGTTAAGGGGGTTATGTTTTTTAGACTGGGGGGGTCTAACTTCTAAGGGGGTGGGGTCTAAATATTGTACCCCCCCTAATTCAAAACCCAATATATAGTTATTAGATGTTTGTGACCCATTTTCGCGCTTTCGCTCTTGCTTTTTAATTAGTCCTTTATCCTCTAAATTTTGTAAATGTTTTATAACTGAGCCTCTTGATATTTCGCAATCAATAGTCAATTTCTTTATACTTGGAAAACATCCGAAATCTGGATTATGTCTATCTGCAAGGTGTAATAACAGTAATTTTTGCGCTGGCAAAAGTCCTTTTTGTTGAAACGCCCAATTAGTCGCTTTATGACTCATAAAATAAATCTCCCTTTTTACTTGTGTTATTTAAATTGGTGAGCTAAAAGATTTATTAAGGTACTTGGTCGCCTGTAACTGTTCATTTTAAACTCATCAATTTAGCTCTAGCCCTAAAAAGCTAGAGCCTTTTTTTATTTAATCAAATGATATTGTGCAATAGCTGTCCTGCAATTGTCCAATGTCACCATAATTTTACCAATATTATGACCACTCTCTTTTAATTCGTGAATTCTAGCGGCAAGTCTTGTACTCTGAACTGGTTTTTCTCTTGCTTCAATTGGGTTAATTGTTCTACCTTTATTAAAATAATGCTCTAAGATTAACATATTTTGGTTTTTACTCATTTATTTTCTCCCAAATATAATGAAATTGCTTTTAAGGTTTTATAGTTAGGATTACATTCCTTTTTTGTAAATTGAGCGACAGAATTATAATGTAAACCTAGGCTTTTAGCGACCGAATTTAAATTACGATCACTTAATCGTTCTTTTATTTTATCTAATGTTAATAATTTATATTTCATTAACTTTCTCCAATTAATACATTTTTTACGTTTACAATATTTTTATTATAATGTAAACCGATTATATTAAAGTAAAAAAGGAGTTGAATAAAATGATTACAACCGACCAAAAATGGCCTTCACCACTTACCTTAAAATTGTTTGCGGCTCATAAAATAAATAAACTTCAACAGTCAGAACCAATAGACAATCAATATAAAGATAAAAGTTATTTTTATCGTAACTTTTATAAAGTATTTGAGGAGATTGTAAATGAAACCGCTGAGTCTCATAAGAAAAATGGTTCAGCCGCTTCGCCTTATTTAGAGGAAAAGTCATGAGTGTTATTTATGAGAGT